GGATAATTAATACCATGCGGTCTTTTTTTTCTAATACTCGTGCAAGTATAGAGAATCCAAGTACACCTATAAACGGTGATACTTTAGGCGCATTATTTCAAAGAGGATCTGCAGCTGGTGTTGCGGTAGATGAATATTCTATTATTGGTCTTCCTGCTTTTTACCGTGCAACGCAAATACTTGGCGGTGTAATTGCCTCTTTGCCGTTTGACATTATAGAGAAGATGGATAACGGAGGCATAAGAATAGCAAAGGAACATCCAAATTTAAAAGTAATTGCTCGTGAACCTAACGATTATTACACAGCTCATACATTTTATAAAACTTTAGTATTACACTACCTTAGCCATGGTGTGTTTTACGCTTCTATAAATAGAAATAGCATTACTCAAAGAATAAATAGCTTTACAATTCTTGATCCTATCCAAATAAAAAGCTATTACAATACAAGAGGTGAGTTAATGTTTAAGAGTAAAAAAAGTAATAAAAAATTTAGTTGTGAAAATATTATTCACATTCCTAATTTAACATGGAATGGAATCGAAGCATTTAAAATGCCTGACCTACATAGGGATAATTACGGCTTGGCCTTAGCAAATAGAAATTATGGTGCTAACTTTTATAAGAATGGTGCGCACTTAAATGGTGTATTAAAACATCCTGGGAAGTTAACCAATGAGGCATACGACAGATTAAAGTCATCTTTCAATCGTGCTTTTGGTGGAAGTCAAAACGCTGGAGGTACTGCTATCTTAGAAGAAGGCATGGACTTTCAGAAAGTAGGACTTAATCCTAATGATGCAGCTTTTAATGAAACAAAAAAGTCAACCATTGCCGACATTGCTCGAATGACTGGTGTACCAGGTGTTTTGTTGGAGGATATGGATAAGGCAACATTTAGCAATATGGAGCAACTTAGCCAGATGTTTGTTAATTACACGATTATGCCTTTATGCGAAACCATTGAAGCAGAATTTAATAGGAAGATATTTTTTGAGGCAGAAAAGTACAATTATTGTACTCGTTTTAATCTTGATGGTTTATTAAGAGGAGATGTGGCAGCGAGATCATCCTATTACACAACTATGCGCAATGTATTAGCAATGTCACCTAACGAAATAAGAATTAAGGAAAATATGAATCCTTATACCGGTGGAGATAGTTATGAATTGCCTTTAGCTTCTAATATTAAAATAGAACCTACAAGCGATGCCGTACAGTAACTATCCTCAATCGGCAACAAATGCAGCAAAGAAAGCATTGCAGCATAAAGAAGATAATGGCAGCCAGTGCGGTACAAGTGTAGGCTGGACAAGAGCAAGGCAGTTAAGCGCAAGAGAATCATTAAGTGATGATGAAGTGATACGCACATATAGTTTTTTAAGTAGAGCCAGGGTATATGACCAAGGCAAATATTTTGATGAGAATGATAATGAGATATGCGGTTCAATCATGTATGACGCTTGGGGTGGTTCAACCATGTTGCCCTGGGCAGAAAGAACAGCTAATAAAATAATGGACGAAAGGTCAAAAGAAATAACAATGGAAAAGAGAAGTATAAATTACGAGTTTCGCGCAATGCCAGAATCTCGAACAATAGTAGGCACTGCTACCGTTTTTAACTCTGCCTATGACATGGGTTGGTATGATGAAGAGATGAGCCAAGATGTATTTACGAACTCCGACATGACAGATGTAGTAGCACTATTTAATCATGATGCTAACATGGTTTTAGCCAGAACTAAATCTGGTACTTTAAAATTAAAGGTTACTGGTTCTGCTATGGAATATGAGTTTGAGGCACCAAATACTACATTAGGCAATGATCTTTTGGAAATGGTTAAACGTGGCGATGTTTACCAGTCATCATTTGCTTTTAGCGTAGAAGCTGAAGATTGGCAGGAAAGGGAAGGAATGAAACCAAAGAGACTGATTAGAGGCATAAAGAAAGTATATGATGTTTCTCCAGTTACTTATCCGGCTAATCCAGATACAATGGTTGCCAAGCGCAGTTATGAGCAAATAATAGGAAAGGTAGATGAAGATTTACAAAGCGTTATTGACATATCAGTAAAATCTGAAATTAATATACAGAACGAATTACGCAGGAATGCCCTGCACTTATTAAATTTAAAAACAAAATAATGACTGCAAAGGAATTAAGAGAAAAGCGGGCTTCCGATTACGCAATAATGGAAGACCTACAAAAAAGAGCCGCAGCTGAAGGTAGATTAATGTCTGCTGACGAATCCGCACAATGGGATAAAGCAGATGGTTCTTTTAAAAGTTATACAGACCAAATTTCACGTTTAGAAAGATGGAATGAAATCAACTCCGAGGCAAGAGGAGTTAGTGTTATTGAAGACACACTTGACGCATTGCCAACTGACAAAAGAGACATTGTAAAGTCTCCAGAGTACAACTCAGCGTTTTTTAAAGCACTTTGCAAAAGGTCTTTGTCAAGTAGCGAGTCATCAATGCTTAAAGAGATGCGTGGAACGGCAACAATCACAACTTCCGAAAGCGGTTTAGCTGGTGGTTATGTTATTCCTTACCAATTTTCCTACGAGCTGGAAAGGACTATGGCATATTACGGGCCAATGCTAACAGTTTCAAGGATTATAACTACTCCACAGGCAGGTACTTTGTACTATCCTAAAGTAAATGATACGGCTGTTGCCGGTAACTGGCATACTGAAGCTGCTGCGGTTACTGTACAGGATATGACATTTACAAGAGAAACTTTTAATGCACACGTTTTAAACACGTTGGTAAAAGTATCTGTTGAATGGGCAAATGATGAGTTTGGTCTTTTAAATACAGAGTTACCTGTTATGTTAGGTGAGCGTTTAGGCCGTGGCTTAAACACTGCATTTACAACTGGTGATGGTTCTGGTAAGCCTACTGGATTTAGAGACGTTGCTCCATCCGGTGTTTCTTCTGCATCTTCTGGCGCATTTACAGCCGCTAACTTGGTTGACTTGGTTCACTCTGTTGATGTAGCTTACAGAAATAGTCCTTCAGTGGCATTTATGATGCATGATAATATTTTATCTGCTGTTAGAAAGTTAAATTTTGATACTGCAAATAATCCATTATTTCAACCATCATTGAGAGAAGGTGCGCCAGATAAACTTTTAGGTTACAATTATTTTGTAAATAATGATTTGCCTTCTGCTCAAACAACTGCTGCAAAAATCATCTTCTTTGGTGATTGGTCTAAATATGTAATACGTCAAGTTGCTAATAATGTCCTTGTTCCATTGCGTGAGCGTTTTATGGATGAGATGGAAATTGGTTTCCTAATGTATGCACGTTATGATGGCAAATTGCTACAAACTGCTGCAATTAAGCACTTAAAGAATCTGTAAATAATATTGGAGAGTTTAATTTGGAGGAGTTGCAATATACTCCTCCATTTTTAAAAATACTAAAATGGCTTGGAAAGTTACGACAGCACCAGTAAATGAACCTTGGACACTTGCCGAGGTTAAAAGCTATTTAAAGATAGATGATTCTAACGAAGATTCAATGTTAAATACTTTAATTAAAGGTGCAAGGATGGTGGCTGAAAGTTATCTTAACCAAGGTTTAATAACTCAAACAGTTACAGAAAAGTTAGACAGGCTTGGCGATCCTACTATCTATCTTAGTGTTTCTCCAGTGCTTGCCGTTTCATCTTTCCAATACGCTGATAGCCAAAATAGTACTCAAACATTTGCAGCAACGGAGTATGTTGTTGATACTTTTTCTAAACCTGCCAGGCTAAACCTTGGCTATGGCAAAACATGGCCTACATTATACGGTAATATTAATGATGTTACGATAACTTATACTGTTGGCTATGGCACAGAATCAAGTGCTGTACCTTTCCAAATAAGACAAGCTATTCTTTTAATGGTAGCAGATACCTATGAGAATAGACAAGATTACGTTAAGAGATTACCAACGGCATCTCAATATTTATTAGACCAATATCGAGTACAATATTTCTAAATGAAGTATAATAAAAATGAAATTATTGGTCGAATGCGTGATCGGATTACCATCCAAAATGTCACACGTTCAAAATCTGGCACAGGTTATGCCTCGGAGTCATGGGCAGATATTACAAGCGTTTGGGCAAATGCTGAAATAAAATTACCTCCATCAAATGAAACGGTTATTGATGGGAAGAATACTGCAAAAAATATAAGCGATTTTACCATTAGATATACAACTGATATAAGCGAAGAAAGCCGTATAGTTTGGAATGGAAAATTATACCAAGTAAGGAATATTAAAATAAGTCACGATAGGAGATTTATAAGTTTTCAAGGAGAGTTTTACGACTCCTACATTATTACCGGTGTTTCGGTTGCTGCCATTCTTTCGGCAAATGCAAGTCTATCTTCCAATTTTAAAATTATACAAAGCGTCCTTGCTGCAATGAATGCGATAGCAACGACGAACGCTGGATTAACAGTTAGCCAACAAGGTCAAGTATTGCCTGCGGCTTCCCTCTCTGCATCTGGAAATGTTTCTGCAAGTGTTACAAAAGTGATACCAATCAATAGCGATGTTACGGCAAATGGCACTTTAGCCGCTGTGGTAACAAAAGCATTAAATATAGATAGTACACTAAATGCAAATGCTACTTTAGTAAGCAATGCTTTAGTGAGCAAAACTTTAATAAGTACATTAACTGCCAATGCTACGACTTCAGCTGCGGTTGACGTTGTAACACAAGGCTCTGTTAGTGTGAATGCCTCATTAAATGCTTTAGGCAGTGTTGCGGCTGACATTAAGCGTACAGTTACTTTGCAAAGTAGTCCAACTACCAGTGCATCAACTGCCTTAGATGCTAAACTTACCAAAGTAATTGACGCATCTATGAGTGCTGCTGCAACTACTCAAAGTTCGGCACAATTAACCATAGCAGTTAACGCAGCTGCAAATGCTACGGCTAACACTACGGCAGATGCTACTTTGTCTTACACAGTCAATGCCCAGTTAAATGCAACTGCACAGACAACAGTTGACGCACAAATAACAAGGATTATTTCCGCTTCAATGACTGCAACGGCACAGACAACGGTTCAGGCAGGCATCGGTGTTACGTTTGTAGCTTCTGCCATGGCATCGGCATCGTTGACAAGTGCAAGTGTATTAAGAACGGCAACAATGGCGGCAAGTGTAAGCGGAGCGGCAACGGTTACGGCTGATGTTACTGCGGCTGCGCCTGTTGTTGAAATAGATTACCTTGTAGTTGCTGGTGGTGGCGGTGGTGGAGTATATGGTGGCGGAGGTGCTGGTGGTTTTAGGAATGGAAATCAAACTTTAAATAAAAATCAAAATTATATAGTTACTGTACTTGGAGGTGGTGCATCAACCGTAGCTAATGATTTAAGTAATAATGGTACATCTGGAAATCCTTCAACTTTTAATGATATTACATCTGCTGGTGGAGGTGGTGGTGGTAATCAAAGGTCTGGAACTAATGGTGGTTCGGGTGGTGGTTCTGGTGCATCTGGAACTGGAGGTACAGTATTTTCAGCCGCTCTTGGTAATACTCCAAATACAAGTCCAAGTCAAGGTAATAATGGTGGTGTTAACTTTCCACAAAGTGGTGCTGCACCTGGCGGAGGTGGTGGTGGTGCTGGTGCAGTAGGTGTAAATGCAGTTGTAAATAATGCTGGAAATGGTGGTATTGGTAAACAAAACACAATCGTAGGTTCAACGGCTGGTCAGTTAAGTGGTGGCATTTATTATTTAGCTGGCGGTGGTGGTGGTGGCACAGAATCTGGAACTGCTGGAACTGGTGGTTTAGGTGGTGGTGGAAATGGTGGTGTAAATGCTATTGGAAATAATGGTAGTGATAACACTGGTGGAGGTGGTGGCTCAAAAGGTAATTTTACATTAAATGGTGGTAATGGAGGTTCAGGTATTGTTATTATTTCGTACCCTGATACAAATGGCAATGTTGTTGTACCTATTGGTTTGTATTATAAAAATAGTATAGGAGTTAAAACGATAGGTGCTGGTATTGCAGTAACTCCAACAAATACGACTGGAGGCAAAAAGATATATGAATTTTTAGAAGGTTCAGGTAATATTCAATTTACATAACATGGGACATTACGCTTTAATTAATAATGAAAATTTTGTTGACCAAGTTATTACAGGCGGTGGTAATAGCGATGATATAATGTTTGAAACATTATATGGAGATTTTCATAATTGCGTCGCCAAACGCACATCTTATAACACACGTGGAGGCATTCATTACCAAGCCGACAACAATACACCAAGCCAAGACCAAAGCAAGGCATTTAGAAAAAACTATGCTGGAATTGGCTATTATTACGATAGTATAAGGGATGCTTTTATCCCTCCTAAACCTTTTCCATCTTGGACATTAAATGAACAAAGTTGCCTTTGGCAATCACCTATACCTTATCCAAACGATGGCAAAAGGTACACATGGAATGAGGAAATTGGCAACTGGGAAGAAATAAACCTAACACAATGAAAATAGCCATTTTTACAAACATCAACTCCCCTGCTACCGACTTTTACCGGACAGTTGGCTGCTATGCCTACATGGGCTATGATATAAGATACCTTGCCATTGAATCGGCAAAATGGTTTGATTTAATGGATGTTGATGTTGTAGTGGCTAAGTCTCCTAATGGCATGGCTTACTTTGAAATGCTAAGAGAGTGTAAGAGGATGGGTAAGAAGATCATTATTGACCATGACGATAATTTACACGAAACAACACGCACTAATCCTGCACACATTGGATTAAGCCATGAGTCAATGAGGAAAACAATTGAGGATTGTTTTGCCTTTGCTGACCACATTATTTATTCTACCGATGCCTTGCAAAAATACTATATGCCATATCACATAGGCATTGATAGCACTGTGGTAAATAACGGTTGGAATCCAATCATACAGCCATTCATGCCAGTACCTAAGATAGAAGATAAGATAAGATTTATTTGGCGCGGCTCTATGCATCACTTGGATGACATAGGGAGTATAGCAAGTTATATTAATGAGTTAGCGGAAGATGAGAGCTGCGATGTTGCCATGCTTGGCATACAAGATTTTATTATGGCTCATCTATTCCCAAAGGTGAAAACAAAGGAATGGAATAGTTCTTTGTTTGGATACTTTGAAACATTGAATAATAGTCAATGTCACTATGGGTTATTTCCGTTACTCAAAAACGATTTCAACTTTGCAAAGAGTAATATATTTGCCATTGAAATGTTAGTAGCTGGAGGAGTTACCATTGCACCAAAGGGCATACCAGAGTACAACATACCAGGTGTGATAAAGTACGAAAACTTTGGCGATGTTTTAATAGCTGTAAAAAACAAGGACTTTGACAGAGAGGCAATAGTAAAGGAGGGAAGAGAGTATTTGAACGATGTGCTTAGAGTTGATAAGACAAACAAAAAGAGAGAACTAATTTTAAATAATTTAAACTAATAAATCATGGCAGCTTTTTCAAATTATTTGGAAGACCAAATAACAGGATGGATTGCAGGTACTGCTTTTGCAAGTGTTCCAACTGCAACTTTTGTACAGTTATACAACGGTGATCCGACAGACACAGGCACTGGAGGCACTGCAATTTTTGGTAGACTTTCAGTTGCGTCTGGTGCAGGATCATGGACAAGAGGCACAGGAGGCAATGGCACAATAACAAATGCATCTGCGTTTACTATTACTTCAAGTGCGACGGCTTCGGCATCTGCTACTCACGTTGCAGTTTGGGATGCATCTACAGCAGGTAATTTACTTTTTTTTGGTGCTTTAACGACTGCAAAAACAATAGCATCAAGTGATGAGGTAAAATTTACTTCAGGTACTTTGACGCTTACAATTGCCTAAAAAATAGGAGAATGCTTATGTGTTCTCCTATTTAAAACTTTACTATGTCGTATCTTAGTCAAAAACAAATATCTCACTTACGAGACCTACAAAAAACCAATTACAAAGGTAAGCGGTCAAGTAGTGCTTTAGTGGTTACAGGTTTGGCAGATGCGGTTTTGGAAATGGAAAAAATAATGCGAGTTGTATCTTTAGAACAAAGGCATGAAATTATTAATTCAGCTACTCCTATTGCTTTACAAGTATATAAGAGTTTAGTGCCTGTATCTAAAAAGACACATTACTTTTCATCATGGGGAGAGAAGCAAAATAAATTAGGCATTGGAAGATACGACAGAGAAT